TATACGAAGCTACTCACTTGTGACATGGGGGAACTAGTTCCAATAGGTTTAACGGAGGTACTTCCAGGTGACACGGTACAGCAGGCTACGTCAGCTCTTATCCGTTGTGCTCCCCTACTCGCTCCCATTATGCATCCTGTTCGCATTGCTATTCACCACTGGTTCGTTCCTCACCGTCTCGTGTGGGAGGATTTCCAAGATTTTATCACTGGTGGGCCTGACGGTCTCGATGCTAGCGTCTTTCCAACTATTACTATCGGCGGCGGTTCCGGTGCGGCTGTCGGTTCTCTCGCTGATTACCTGGGCGTTCCTACTGGTGTTAATAATATAGAGGTATCGGCTTTACCATTCCGGGCGTATGCCAAAATATGGAACGAGTTCTATCGTGATCAGGATCTTCAAACGGAACTTGTTATCGACGAGACTTCCGGCGCGGACACCACTACAAATACAGCTCTGCAAAATGCTGACTGGGAGAAGGATTATTTTACTTCGTCTCGGCCTTGGGAGCAGAAAGGGGCGACGATTACTATTCCTTTGGGAACAGAGGCGCCTATTAGAGGTCTCGGAATTGTCGCGGGAGAAACAGCAGCTAACCAGTCTGCTATAACAAAAGAGCTGGCCGGTGATTGGACAGCGCAACCGTCCTGGCGGAGTGATCTGAATGACATGGTTATGCGGGCGCAAAGTAACGCGGCCGCTTCTACTACCAACCGTCCTCAGATATTCGCGGATTTGTCGGGTGCTTCGGCTATAACTATTAATGCTCTCCGCGAGGCCATGGCTTTACAACGTTATGCGGAGGCCCGTGCTCGTTATGGTTCACGCTACACTGAGTATCTACGTTACCTCGGCGTCCGATCCTCCGACGCACGTTTACAGCGTCCTGAATATCTCGGCGGAGGTCGTGAAACTATTCAATTCTCTGAAGTCCTCCAAACCGCAGAAGGTGCTGATGGTGATGTCGGATCCCTCTACGGGCATGGCATTGCTGGAATGCGCAGTAACAGGTATCGTAAGTTCTTTGAAGAGCACGGATATATAATTTCTCTTATGACTGCGCGGCCAAAGACTATCTACGGTCAAGGTTTATTCCGTCATTGGAACAGGAGAGTAAAGGAAGATTTTTGGCAGCAAGAGTTGCAACATATCGGGCAACAGGAGGTTCTTAATAAGGAGGTTTATGCAGCGCACGCCACACCCGATGGAACCTTCGGGTTCCAAGATCGCTACGACGAGTATAGACGGTCAGAAAGCCTCATCTCCGGAGAGTTCCGAACAACAACTCTCGACCACTGGCATATGGCGCGGATTTTCGCTTCTACGCCTGCGCTTAACGCTTCGTTCGTTTCGTCGGTACCAACAAAGCGTATCTTCGGTTCTGAAAGCACTGATGGGCTTTACGTTAATGCTAAACACTCTATTCAAGCTCGCAGAATGGTTGCGGGCGTGGGTAGGTCCTTCATCTACTAAATGAAACATCGCGAGTGGGATCAGCTCGATCCAAACCGGGGCTATGCCATGGAAGAAAAAATGGAATTGGAACGCTCCGTACAGGAGCTTTACCTTGATGAGAACGGGCACGAAGTGCCCAACCCAACGCCTATGCAGCCGCCTATTGGCTACAAGAAGCACAAAACGATCGCAGAGCAGATGCGAGAAATGATAAGAATGGCTTCTTATGAGGCTGCGCAGGCAGGAGCAGAAACAGAAGAGGAGGCGGACGATTTTGACGTTGGCGAGGACATGGAACCGCACTCTCCTTGGGAGAACGATTTCCAGCCGGACCCTGCCCTTGATCATATGGTTGCGTTAGCGTCCCGTCCACCAGCAAAGAAGGAAGGGGTTGAGGTGCAGGCGCTTTCGCCTGCGCCTCAACCCCTTCCGGATGGCTCTATTCCACCGGGCGTTATACCGTCAAGGGGTCCAGCGTAGCGGCCCCTTGACGCGCCCCCAAAATACCCTACCGACGCCTGGGCAGGCTTACGGCCTGCCCAGGCTGCCTTCCCGGCGAGGGACCCTTTCTTTCCCTTGCAACAAGCACATACCAGAGGTGGTGAACTCTGCCTCTGTGGGGTCCCGTAGGGACCGGGCGCTCTTGCGCACGGCAATCAGCCCCACTGAGGCAGAGTTCACCAGCTCGGATCCAGCCTCTAAAAACATTCTCACGGACTTCCGTGAGCCCCAGGCCCATCCAAGCGCCTGGGATGAAAAAAAAACAGTGCTATACTTGATATGCACTGTGTTAGGTGACAGGAGCACGGCATGGCCAAATCTAAATCAAACTCTTATTCTGGGCAGCGCGATACCCTAAATCTATCGCTAGCTTCGCTGCTGCACTACCCTATAAGGCCTATGCCGCAGCTCCTTCCCCTACCACAATTAACACAACCACAGGAGGTCCTACCCTATGCTGGAGACCGACGCCAATTCGATCCAAGCCGATCAACTCAGCCTCCTAAAGGCGTTCGAAGCTCATCCGGACGTGTTGTCGCTGGAGGACAGTTACACCAAACACGCTTCGAGGACCCTCAACGAGTTGGAATATGCGCTCGTCGTGCAGTTCGTCGAGAAGTATTGCACGCTCTTAAAAGAACTAAACGAGGCGCTGGAAGCAAAAAACACTACAATTTCTGGAGCAAGGTAGGATGCTAGGAAACATAATATCAGCAGGGGCTAACTTAGTAGGCGGTTTACTTGGTCAAAGCCAACAGGAAAAAGACCGGGACATGCAGATGAAATTTGCCCGCGAGGGCATAAGAATGAAGGTCGCAGATGCGAAAGCAGCCGGTATTCACCCTCTTGCCGCGCTCGGCGCGCAAACTATGTCATACGCACCCGTCTCTGTTGGCGGCCCGAACTTGGCCACGGGGCTTGCCTCGGCCGGCCAAGACATATCGAGGGCAGTTAACGCGACACGGACTGATGGCGAACGCGTGGATGCGTATGCGAAAACTATTCAGGACCTCAATATAAGACGGATGGGTCTGGAAAATGATTTACTCGCCTCGCAAATTGCCAAAATCCATCAAGCGGGTGTTCCACCGGCAGCACCGTCTATTGCTGAACGCCACCTCGTCGAAGGACAAGGCAACTCGCCGCTTGTTGTCTCAAACCCTCAGCAGCGAACTATGTCAGCTCCCGAGGCGGGTTCTCAGGAACCCGGCGCTATCACGGACTTGGGCTATGCTCGTACGCCTACGGGTTGGGCACCCGTCATGTCTAAAGACGTCAAAGACAGGCTTGAAGAGGATCTCATCGGGATGCTCGCGTGGAACATGCGAAACAGACTTGCCCCCACTCTTGACACTCATGCAGGCCAGCCCCCGGCGGGACACGACGGAGAATGGGTTTACAGTCCTACAAAACAGGAATACGTTAAGACACGCCGCGCTAAACGCGGATATTTTCAACGCTGGTATCAATAGGAGAGTGCTTCATGCGGTATCGCCGGAAACGTCGTTTTTCCCGTCGTCCTACCCGCCGTCGTTTTAAATCCCGCCGTCGGTCCGTTGGACCGTCGCGCATTGGTACACGGATGTAATGTTGCTTTGCCGTAACCCTTACATAGGATCTGGTGGGTCTTGCTATGGCTGTGGTCAGTGTATGCCTTGTCGCATCAATCGCCGCCGTATGTGGACCCACCGTATCATGCTGGAATGCACCCAGCATCCAGTTAACAGCTTCTGGACGCTCACATATGGAGAGGACTATCTTACAAAAACTGAGGGCGGTTTACCCACTCTAAAGCCAAAAGAATTGACAGACTTTCTAAAACGCCTCAGAATGGATTTTCACCCATTAAAGCTGAGGTATTTTTATGTCGGAGAATACGGGTCAAATACAGAACGACCCCACTACCATCTTGCTCTCTTTAATTTCCCCGCGTGTGAGCGGGGCGTTACTCGCCTTAACAGAAGAGGAGATTGCTGCGGTATTTGCGATCGCGTGCGAGAAATATGGTCTAAAGGGTTCGTATATTCGGGCCAATTGGAGAATGCTAGCGCAGCGTATATCGCGGGGTATGTCACCAAGAAGTTAACCTCTAAAGAGGATCCTCGGTTATGTGGAAGGCACCCGGAATATGCGCGGATGAGCTTGAAGCCTGGGATTGGTGCTGGGTTTATGCCGGAGGTTGCTTCCGCTCTTCTTACCCACAACTTAGAAACTCTGACAGATGTGCCAACTTCTTTACAGCACGGCCCCTCTGTTCAACCGCTTGGGAGGTACTTAACGAGACAGTTACGAGTACAAATGGGGAGAGTTCCAGATGCGCCAGCGGAGACGATCAAAGCTCAAAAAGAGAGGATGCTCCCTCTGCAGGAAGCTGCGAAAGCACTTGCCCCCAAGGGAACTTATTCGGAAACTTATAAATCGCTTATATTGGAGGTGAACGAAGGTAAATACCGGCAGTTAGAGGCAAAAGAAAAACTCACACGGAAACGGGACTATCTATGAAGCGCTCTAAATTCAATCTTAGCTATACGAAGCTACTCACTTGTGACATGGGGGAACTAGTTCCAATAGGTTTAACGGAGGTACTTCCAGGTGACACGGTACAGCAGGCTACGTCAGCTCTTATCCGTTGTGCTCCCCTACTCG